CGAATGATAGTAGCAGTTGCATTTGAGTCTTGTCCTTGAACAACTTCATCTTCTTGGAATCCTGATACATCTGCAAGATATAAGAATCCGCCTGGATTTACTTTAGGAACTTGTGTATATCCTCCACCACCGTTTAGTATTTTAACACTTCTAATGTTTCCTACAGTAGTTTCTAATGCAAGAGGGTCATCATTCTCATATACAAGTCTATTGAAATCTGTAAAGAACTCTACACGTTCTCCACCCGACAATGCATTTGTAAATGTTACCCTGTCATTTTTTGAAGTGTAATCACCTACACTATAAGAAGTTGAAGGAGTTTGTAAAATTCCGTCTACGAAAACTTTTAATTCATTATCATTAAAAATTATAAGTTGACCGAACTTATCTCTAACTCCAGGCCCACCATAAAGTGATTGACCATTGACACCATCGAATTCATAGTGACCAAATTGTGTTTGTGCTTCGAGTAATGCCTCATCACCAACAGCACCAATGATTGCTTCTGCACCACCACCACTGGTTCCGTCATTATCAAAGACAATTAAATCTCCTGCCTCATAGTTTTGTCCACCATCTTCGATATAGATGTGTTGAACTTCACCTTTTGATAATCCGTCAACTCTTGTTCTACAATTTTCTGTAGAATTATTTGCGATGTCCTCTTTACTTCCTTGGAAATTTATGTTATCATTAAAAGAGTATAGAGAACCAAGTGATGCATATTCTAAAAGAAGACCGCCACCATGATTTGCACTTTGTAATAGCTTTTCACCCGACAATGCAACTGAAGGATTTGCAGTCAATGTGATTTCATCATCACTTAAAATTTTATTTACTGTAACTGTATAAGTTGTATCTGATACAACATAAGTTAATATATCACCTTCTGATACTTCTGATAAGAACTTACTTCCTGAACCTGATAATGTTGTTGAATCTGTTGTAAGTGTAAGTGTTCCAGTTAAGAAATTATTTTCTAAAAGAATATCTCCGTCATCATCGTGTGCAACGTATGTTGCTGAAGAGTCATTTGACACTCCATTGATAACACCTATAAGTGTTCCTTTGTATTCTGTTAAACCGTCTCTATCGATAAACGTAACTTCACTTCCTTCAGTGAAAGTTCCAATATGATTCTCTGTAATTTCTAATGAATATCTTTTTTCTGAAACTGAATCAACGAATACATTCTCTACAACTGCTTCTGCATCTATAATTGTAGAACTACCAGGCCTAAATTGAATCATTCTATCTGTTGCAACTGGTGGGCCTGAAGTTACTTGAACTCGAACCCTTCTGACTTCATTATAATCTGATTCAGAAACATAGATTGTTTCGTTGTCGGGATATCTTACTTCTGCATCTTGACCATACAGTAATTTCATTAAGAATTTTACTGAGTCTGCAGTTCCTTTATTTTGATAAAGGTCTTTAATGTGTTTGATTGTTAATCTTTTGTTTGCAGTATCACCAATATCCAATGAAGGGATAAAGTCATTTTGGAAATACTGTAAAAACTCTTCAGACGTTGTATCAATATCTGAAGTTTGTAGTAATCTGTTGTTTGCTTCTAAAGCATTTTGTTTGTATGAACCAATAACACCTATTTGATTCGACTCTCTACCAGTAATCTTTTCACCACTAGAGAATCCTTCACCTAATACGGAAGATATGTGTAAGGTGTTTCCGTGTATAACATTAATCTTCGCAACTGACTTCGATTTACTACCAACAATATATTCACCCTCTGTAAAAGGTGATGCAGTTTGATTGGTATTAGTAACTGTTGATTCGAATGCAATTCTTGAAGAGTCTTGGTCGGGTGAAGGTGAGACGGTGCTAGTTTCCAATACCATGGAACTAACACCATCTTCTAATAATAGAGTATCAATCGTCTCTTGAGATTCAAGAGTGATTATTTCTGACTCTAAGTATTCGGTATATGCATTCAGAAAAGACTCAAAGACAGGCGCTTCCTCACGAATAAAATCGGGAAGAATCGTTCCTAGTCTATCTTGAAGACTTTCTGAATCTTTATGCATATTATGCTACCGTTGCACCATAGTTTGAAAGGACAAACCATCCACTTCCATCCCACATAAGGATACAAGCATCACCTTGTGTATTGAAGGTGATTGATGATAAGTGTGATTCGTATGAACTTGTGACATTCACAACAGCGTCATAACTTCCTCTATCTTTCATCCAAATTGCTTTCAACTGACCAGTATCAGTTCCATCATCTAATGTGAAAGTAACTGAACCTGAGAAACCTGAACCATCAATTGCAGTTGCAAAAGAAGATGCAAGGTTACTTGCAGTTGCAGTTAATGTTGTAATGTCATCTACTGCAAGGTGAGTTGGAATGTTTTCAAAAAGTTGACCGATAGTCATCTTTTTGTTGACGGGTGTTCCGCCAGGGTTATCTACAATATGTAGTAAGTCATCAGCACCGATTTCAGAATCTGCTACCGCTGTTAATGCACTAATTTTTTTATCTGCCATTTTAGTTTACTCCTATAAAAACCAAGTTAATGGGATGCTACTTCAAGCACGGAACCTACCGTCTTGAATCACTTATTTCATTAATAAGAAGCACTAGATGTGGATTGATAACCAACTCCAGCACTTGATTCACCACTTGCGATGGTGTCAACTTCACCTTTGACCGAAATAGACTGTTGGTCGATATCAATGAGAGCGCCTCTCGTTGCGACCACATCCGAACTACTTGGGACTACGGTAAAGTTAATAGAGTTATCTGCATTATCTGTCTCCGTAAAGAAGATACTGTTGATAACAATTTTTCCAGTTGAATAATCTACTGTTCCAGCAGTATTATCCTGATAAATTCTAGTTGAACCTGACAAGTAATATCTTCTTAGATTTCCTTTTCCGTCATCATCGAAGAACTGTAGATTTACTGAATCACCTGAAACTTTAAAACCTGTTGTGGATACTATTCCACCTGAATTTGCATTGTGTCCACTATGTGGATTGTATAATCCGTTTCCGAATTCTATTGTGACACCTCTTGAAGTGTCTGTCTTAACCTTTACTGCTCTTCTCAATCTAATGTTTGTAATATTAGAGAGTATAGCACTATTTGAATCATCGATTGCACGAACAATGTTTGAGTGTCTAAAGATTGAGTCGAAGTTTTTTAAATTTGTTGAGTCAAAGTCGTTGATTGCATTTGTGACCACTGCTTCTAATTCTCCTTTAGAAAGTTCTGTTGCGTTTGCGTTATATTTGAATGTTGTTGAAACTAATATCTTAATGATTTCAGGGTCTACGATTGTAGGTCTTACTGTCAACATATTTAGACCCTTCAAACTATTTACTACTGTTTTCTTTTCTGTCTCTGATAGATAGTCTGAGTTCTTTGGTTTGAGTGCAACAAACACTTTACCATACTCGGGTGGGTCGTTATCTTCACCACCCCACACTGCAACTGCATCTGCGTTTGGATAGTATTCTGAAATCTTTGCTTTATAGTCGTTAAGTGTTACAAGTCTATTTTGAGAAGTGTAAAACTTTGTTGCTTTAAACTTGATTGATTCGATTGATTCTTTTTCTCCACCACCACTTGCATTTGATACAGTTGTTACTACATCATTTGAAAAACCATTGACTGCATTTTGCATTATAAAGTTTTTAGCACCATTTGCATGGAAGTCGTTTACAACAATATAAGTTACAGTGATAATATCACCGTCTAATAATTGATTTCCTAATACTCCATCACCAAAATAGATTTCTCTAAATCCATCTTCGTTTTCTTGTTCGTAAAATACTTTTGAAGTTGTTGTAATATTAGATACGTTTGTTGACAATGTATATGCAGAAGATACTCCACCTGAGTTAACTGCAACATTGATATATTGTTTATCAACTCTCTGATTAGATAATACAAATTTCTGATTCTGTATTTGTGAATCATATACGAATGTATCTGAAGCATATGTTCCTTGAACAAGATTGACATCTGTATAGTTATATGTTGTTCCGTTTTGTGAAGGTTGGACTGAAGAAGGAACTACAAACTCGTATGTAGAACCATCGTATACTGTTGTGAATATATTACCACGTGGGATAACCATTTCACTTGTTGTCGGGTAAGTTGAATCTGCATTTCTAACGTTTTTGATTTCGACATTGACAATTGCTTTTGAACCTGTTTCTGAACCAGGCACAAAACCTAAATCTTTTGCACGGGATACAACGTTCTTTCTGATTTGAGCAGAATCTAAGAACAGTTCACTACCAGCAATATTTGTATTGACTGCAGAAACATGAGCAGCATAAGATAACATATCAATCAATACTGACATGGTCGACCCTTCGAAGTCGTAGTCTTTAAATTTATCTTGTCCTTTTAAATAATCTTTGATACCTAAAGCGATATCGTCAAAATCTGTATCTGTAACGTTGATTTGTGAACTCTTAATTGCCATTATCGTGCCCTACTTACTGTTAAACTTAACTCTTGATTCCTAGAACCATTTACTATACTATAAAAAATAGTCAATTCAAGAGTATTGGTATTCATACCTTCGTTATTGACTCTTACTGAAACATCTCTAACTCTAGGTTCGAATGTTCGTATTGTTTCTGATAATTGTTCCGATACTTTTCTTAATCCCCTATCAGTGTCTAAATTGAATAATAGTCCAATCAAGTTTCCACCGAAGCCTGGTTTAAAAGGTCTCTCATAATAGTTCGTCAATACAATATTTCTTATTGCTCTACGAACTGCATCTGTATCAGTTTTACGAGTCACATCACCCGTGATTGGATGAGGAGTGAATTGCAAGTTCAAATCAGAATACAAATCCTTCTTTGCGACTGTTTTACCTTCGTTGACTACGTAATCTACCATAATACTATTTATACAAACTAATCAGGTTTCTTTGTCTTTCCAGCAGAAGAACCTGAGGCAATTGTATGTGTATGTGTTGAAAGTTTGACACCCTTACCTGTAACTTCTCCACTTGCAGTAATACTACTTGAATTTGTCTGTTTACCACTGACATCTAATGTTGATTGTAAAGTAGTTGCATCTGATACTGTTAGTGTTCCAGTAATTGTTGTGTCCGATATAATTTCTGTTGTGCTATTACCAGTGATTGTAATCTTACCTTCTGATAATACATCTGTTGTTCCTTTGAGAATATCTGCTTTAAGATTTCCTTCTGTAATCTCTGAGGTGACATTACCTTTTAACACTTTCATATCTACATTACCAGTGTTAACATTGATTGTCACATTTCCTTTCTCTACTGTAAGGTCTGCATCTCCAGCAATATAAATTTTATCGTTCTTTGCAATGATTTGATAATTGTCATTGACAATTCTCTGAACGACACTACCATCGGGATGAACTTCTTGGAATGTTCCTGACCTATGTTCGATTGCAAGTCTCTCTGCATCAAGTGTATCGTCCACTTCTATGACATGACCTGACTCAGTCTCTATAACTTTGTTATAAGGATACACTGGTTTTGCAACAGAAGGAATACCACCGACTTCACTCACATCTCTCGGAGTGTAATCTGCTGTTCCTCTTGCATAAGTTGACAAATCTGATTCATCGGTGTATAATGGATAGTAAGGTAAATCATCTACAGTCAACTCAGGATTGGTGATAGTAGAACCTGTTGCATCATATTTAATTTCTAATGATTCAGGTTTCTTTGGTGCTGTATCTAATGCAGTTGTTAATCCAAAAGTTCTAAGAGGATGTTCAACAGAGTTTGCACCATCGGGTTTATCTGTATAGTCATCAAGTGTCAATCCTCTTGGGTCATTAAACCCTTTACCGATTCCTCTTTCTAATAATTCATCAGTAATAGTTTCTTTATATCCTGCTTGTGATATACCAGTTGCAACACCAGTTACTACAAAGTCTTGCATGAATTCACTGTCTCTAAAGAATCCAATTACCGTAGACCCTTCTACGAGTCCGTGTTGTGTTCCAAAACCTGAAAGTCCACCAGCAGTTGTTGGTAGTATAACTTGTGACCACGATAAATCGGGAGTTGCAATTAATGATTTATTATCTGTATGGATACCATGAACCCTAACTCTCACTCTCCCAATCATGAGAGGGTCTTGTCTATCTTCAACTATTCCGTAAAAGTATTTCATCACATTTCCTCAGGGCCTTCCATGTTTTCTTGTGGACTGATATCTCTCAAGTCTACTGCAAAACTTTCTTTAACACATTCCATAACTAGTTGACCTGTATTCGATGTTGGATTGGCATTGATTGCAATATCAGTAATCAAATATCTTTTGTCGTTTGCTTTATCATCATTTTGATTTCCTGTTTCAGGTTCAGGTATTTCTAACACTACAATAGTTCCAACTGATAAATCTGTTCTTAATGGAATAGTCACTACAATTTTATGTTGTTGTAATATCTCTAACATTGCACGTCTTTCCAATCTTGCATTATCAGATGTTTTGTGTCCTTCGAAGTTTTCTTTCTCTGTTATATCTGTTGAATTATCAAAAGGATGAAGTGTAGTGTAATCGTATAACACTATTGAATCAGGAACTTTGTTTGGTGCAAGGTCGACATCCACTTCAGTTACTTCAGGTGATACTGTTCTATCTATTACTTCACCAGTTGTCAAAGTCTTTTCTAAAAATTCTTTTTTACCGTCTGTTAAAATCATAGGAACACCTGATAAGTGTTTACCTCTATCGAAGGTTTCCTCCATATCATAGTATACATCTTCTTCTATTTTTCTAACTGGGTCATATACTTTCATACTCGATGCATAAGCACCACCGATAGTTCCTCTAAGTGTATCAAAGATTTGTGGTTTGTAAAAATTTATAATTTGTGTATTCAAACCTTCAGCTGCGTTGATATCAATTTGTTCTGTATCGAGTGTTCCTGACCTTGGACGTTTTGAGAAGGTTAATGGGAACTCTGCCTCAAACATTTCATCAATTGATTTGAATCTAAATCCACCATTAAGTGTTTGGTAAAAGAACATGCCGTTTCTATATGATGGATTGGGTGACTTATTTGCATTGTTTATAACATAATCCATGAAACTTGAAACAGTCCAATTAGGACAAATAAATTGCATATTCTCAGGAAGTGTTTTTTCCCAGTGGTCAAACTCTTCAGGTTGGATATGTGCTTCATCAATCAACATGTTTTGAAGCATTTGGTCATATGAACCTCTCAATACTTTACTAATTCTTTTTCTTCTTGTAAAGAACATACGTGGGTCGCATAAAGATAACACATAAGTGTTTAAACTTTCTTTTGGACTGTTAACGTTTTTTACTTTATATACTCTGAGAGTTTTATCAATCGAGAATTCATTTTCAGCACTGTCACCAACACCTTCCACTTGTTTCATATTGATACGGACATATTCTTGACCCGTCATCTTAAAGTTTTTGATTAGATTTAGACCGTCAAATATAGATACATCACCAGTAATAAATTTTTTGTATATACTTTCATACAGACTAAACCCAACACAAAGGTTAGTGATATCTGTAGACTCACCATCTTGATTTACCAATGTTAGGGCGTCTAGGTAAAAAGCACCCGCTTTAAAATTTTCCATAGTTTACTTGGATATCACTCTTTCAAATTGTGATACTATCTGTCTTATGTAGTTTGGTTTAATAATTTTAATTGTTCTTTTCTTTTCGTTTTCTTCTTGTTCAACTTCGAAATTAGTAACTGCAGTATATCCCTCTGCTGAATCAGTTCTTTTAATACCATCAGAATTCTTATAATGATTTGGTGCATCGGATGGAGTCAATACAGAACTAACTGTAAATGATTTTGAACTATTTGAACCAGTTACTATATCTCCTATTGAGAATGTATCTACGTCTACTCTTATTCTTTTGTGTAAAGGTTCGACACTTAGAACGTGTCCTGATTTAGTTGAATTAGTTATCTTCTCTCCGACTAGAAACTTACTTGATGTAGTTATGATATCAGAAGTCTGAGAACCAACTAGGTATTGACCACTGTATTTTTTGGAGATATAATTATTAAAGGTTTCACTATCTTTATACCAATCATAATAATTATCTATTTCGTTTACTAGAAAGAACACCCAGTGTAAATCACCATCACCATAAAGTTTGGTTGCTAATACATCAGGTCTCTCACCGTCACCCAAATCGTATAACTCATATTCAATGATTGAATCTAATTTTGCAGAATCAATCTTTGCCTTACGAAAGTAATCTTTGACTGTAACAAGTTTATCATTTAACTTGTATTGTATTTCAGGTATATTTGCAAATAGTTTATTACTCATTATCCACCCGTCCTATTTGTATCGAGAAGACTGATTTGTCCTTCACCTATATCTTCAGGTGGAGAAATTCTATCAGATGTTCCACTTGCAGCAATCTGTTGATAGGTTTCTTGTGTCAATATCTTAATTTCAGTTACACCTAAATCCATAGTGACTGATACTGGTTGTCCGTCTTCAAATGTTGCAAACTTTTCACCATACTTTACATTACAATCTGTAATAACACAAGGTAAGAAACCATCCATAGTTTTTGCAATATCACCATTCCATTTTATATCAACTATATTTGGATAATTGAAATAGTTTTCTACGTCTGCTGAAGATTCATCTGAACCAAACGTATCAGGTAACATAGCAGTTTTGAAATTCCATATAATGTCATTTACTCTTGCAGCTTCTTTTTTAGACCTAGGATAAAATGAAAAATTAAAATTGAAAGACCTAAATTCAACTCCCTCTAACATTTGTTCTTTCATAGGGTTGACTGCCTGACCCTGTGTAAAGTTGACAAGGTCTCCAGTCATTTTATTTGCTAATGAATTTAATCCACTCGAAACAATTGCATTTAGACCGTCAAAAAATGCATTATCCTTCATGGACATTCCTACATTCTCACCACCTTCACCGATTGCACCTGTATTTCTTCCTATCAATGACCTTGCAGCAACACCAACTCCTTTTGCACTATACGATACTTTTGCATCGTTACTTATACCATTTGGAACATATAATAAAATGTCTGTTTGTTTATCACTTAATAAATTTTTACCGTTCTTAGTTCCTCTATTTCTTCTAGGTCTAATATTGAACTCGAGATAGTTATATAATTCTTCATCTAGTGGATATTTTAATTCTATAGTTTGTGCCTTTGGTGGTTGTTTTGCAACTCGTAAACTCTTTGCTTTGTTTGTAGCGTCTTGATTCTTCTGTAAACTTTGTCTACGTTTATCTAATTTTCTTTTTGCTTCTTCTGCCTGTTCAACCAACTTATCTACATTTGCAAGATATCCCTTACCCTGTATTTTGGATTTGATTCCTTTAACAGAGTTTATTGCAGATGTTGCTTGATTGATTTTCGATAATAATTTGTTTATTGATGCCATGTATAAATACCTATATTACTATGAAGGTTATATCTATTTATGTCATACAGTGGTAAGTTTAAACCGAAGAACTATAAAAAATACAAAGGAGACCCTACAAAGATATTCTATAGGTCACTTTGGGAACGTAGATTCATGGTTTATTGCGATAACAACGATAAAATTATTGAATGGGGCAGTGAAACAATAATCATTCCTTATGTATCTCCCGTGGACAAAAGACCTCATAGATACTTTCCCGACTTCTATATAAAATATGTCAACTCAAAAGGTCAAGTGATTAGAGAAGTCATAGAAGTCAAACCAAAACGACAACTCAGTCCACCCAAAGAACCAAAGAGAAGAACAAAGAGTTGGTTAAACGAAGTGAGAACTTATATGGTCAATCAAGCAAAGTTCAAAGCTGCAAATGAATACTGTAAGGATAGAAAATACAGTTTTAGAATATTGACCGAAGACCACCTAACATGAAAAAACTAATTGCATTTGATTTAGATGGAGTTTTAATCAACTCCATTAAGAATATGGAACACTCATGGAGTGTAGTATGTTCTCAACATAACATTAATGTCCCCTTTTCCGAATATAAAAAAGGTATAGGAAAACCATTCTTTGATATACTGGACGAGTTAGGACTAACTGACTCACAACAACAAATCAAAAATACTTATGATGAAGCATCAAACATGATTCTTGACGAAGTTGAGATATATGAGGGTGCAATTGAAACACTTGAAGAGATAAAACGAAAAGGATACAAGATTGCAATATGCACATCGAAGGATATAACAAGAGTTAAGAAGGTTATTGCAAGTCTTATACTAGACGGAAAGAAATTTCCTAAGTTTGATTACGTCTGTTCACCTAAACAAGGTCTTAGAGGAAAACCTGCCCCTGACCAACTACTAAATACTATCGCATTCTGTAATGTAGACCCACACGAAACATACTATGTGGGTGATATGGAATCAGATATGTATTGTGCAAACAGAGCAGGTGTAGATTTTATACATGCAGAATATGGTTATGGAGAAGTTGAGTGCGAAGTCTCAGTGAAGTCGATAAAAAATCTAATCTCGTTGTTGGATTAATACCAGCAAGGTGGAAATCCACACGATTTGAAGGTAAACCCCTTGAACTTATAAATGGTATACCCATGATTCAAAGGGTTTACAATCAAGCAAGTCTTGCAGAGACACTAGACACGATTGTTGTTTTGACGGATGACCATCGCATCTCCACATATTGTTCGCAAAATCAAATTAGATGCATTGTAATTGACACTGAGTGTCGAACTGGAACTGATAGATGTGCAAAAGTATTAGATTTGATTGATGGTCATACCTTTGTAAACATACAAGGTGACGAACCAATCATTGACCCTGAGAATATTGATGCAGTTGTCCGTGGATTGGATGATAATTTTAGTGTATCGAATGCATACACTAGGATACAAGAAGATTTTAAGTCGTTTGATGAGAATGTTGTGAAGGTTTCACTCGGAAAAGACAACACAGCACTCTATTATTCACGAAAAAACATAAGTGAGTATCAACAATTGGGTCTTTACGCATTCAAAAGACACATGTTAGGTCTATTTCCCAACTTAATAGTAGGTGAAAACGAAAAAAGAGAGAAAGTAGAGATGTTAAGATACGTTGAGAACGGTTTTTATGTTAAAATGATTGAAGTAAACGATGCTGGACTCTCTGTAGATACTCCCCAAGACCTAAAACGAGTGGAAAAATATCTAAATGCTTTACATTAACAAAAATAACCTCTATCCACTTAAAACTCAGTTCTATGAAGTGTGTCAAGTGTCACAACCAAAGATAATTACACTTGGTGAAGCGAAAAACAAAAATTTCATACCTCCAAGATTCTTTCAGGTCAACGAAACTGGTTATTGGAGTTGTCATATGTTAAAACACATAGACATAGAACCTGTAACTGCAAAAACTTTTGGTGTTTTAGGTGGAGAACAACCACACGTCCATATGTTTCAAGCAATCAAGTTAATGTATCTTATACACTGTTTCAATACAGTCGGATTTTATTCATTACCTCAAGCAATACTCAAAGATACTGGTGTATGGAAAGTCCATCCAGGCACTGTAAGAGTTAAAGTAAGTATACACACTGAAACTTACGACCAAAAGTTTATCTTTTGGGATAAAGATAATCTAATAGATTCTCCAGTCATGTCTTTTGATGAATGGTGGGGTGTGTTTAAAGATGTTCCACGAAGAATGTGGACTGATAAACTAGAAAACATTTTAGAATTACATGTTGAAGAAGATAGAGAAGATTATTATGAATGGAATGAAAGTGTTCCATCCATGTATGGATACAAACGTCCCTACTATCACGGTTCTGTTCCTGAAGAACTAAAAGATTGTTTCTCGGAATCACCTGATGTGCCTGTGCATGTCGAAGGTGATATTAAAAACAACATGAAACACTTCCTAGATTTCAATCCAGTCAACAAATACTTTGAAAATGATAACATAAAAATCTATTGTAAAGTATAAATAGTTATATGTCTGAAAATCTAACTATACTGGAACAATACGATTCTTTATCACCTTCAGAGTTAGAAGAGAAATCAGAAGAAGCATTAGATTGGTTTAGAGAATCACTGAGAAATATAAGACTTAGTCCAACCACTCTACAAGATGAAGGTGTGTTGTTAAAACAGTCACAACCATTGATAGGAATGATGGTTATGTTTACATATGATGCAAAGACTAAAAAGAAATTACCCTATTGGGATAGGTTTCCAGTTGCAATCATAGTAGATGTTGATGAAGGGAATGATACATTTCTTGCAATGAACTTACATTACATTCAACCTCTACAAAGAGTTCAATTTTTAAGTGAACTATTTGAACTGGTAAGGGATTATGGTGAAGAAGACGGAGTTGAAGATATCTTCGCTAAAAGAATTTTCATCACATATGATTTCTTAAAAACAAGTTCACGTATGAAATATTTTAGACCATGTTTGAAAAGATACATAGGTGGTCGTATAGGAAGAGGAATTAGAGTTGTCCCATATAAGTATTGGGATGTTGCAGCAATGTTACCATCTCAACAATGGGTGGGTGCAACTGGGAATTCAGTATATGCAGATAGTAGGAGAATAATCGCAAATGCCTAACGAAAAGAATCAAGGAACAATAGATTACTTACTTGGTAACTTCAAGTCTCCAGCAATGGGTAATCAATACGAGGTTAACTTTCACTGTCCTCCTTTAGGTTTAAAATTAGAAGGAGTAAGATGCACAAGTGTAAACATCCCAGGCAGAACAGTAGAAACACAAGCAGTATCAGAATACGGTAAAGAAAGATATATGCCTACTGGTAAAGTAGATGATGGTGGTGCTGATTTCTCAGTATCTTTCATATGTGATAATGACTTCGAAGATAGACTTATTCTACAAGCATGGACTGATTTTATTTCCAACACCGATACTGCTGGAACATCGGATACACTTCCACAAATAAATTATTACAATGATTACATCGGTAGAATAGAAGTGTATCATCTTCGAAGAGACACAACAGAAACAATAAAAGCAACTTTAGAAGAAGCATTTCCTGTATCCTTTGATGCAATTGCATTATCCAATTCTGTAACAGAACCTTTAACGGTAACTATTAAGTTTCAATACAGATATTTTACAACAGAATACGTTGACCATAAACCAATGGAAAGAGAAGAACATCCAGTTTATGACGGAGATAGACCATCTCCAAATGGTCTAAATAACAGAGGTAGAAACCAATTGAATGGAGTCTTAGATGCACTAAGTGTTGCATCAAGATTTAATAATAAGTCTAGAGATATTCTCGGTAGATTATCATCACTAGACACAGCACTCTCTCAGGCCAAAAAGGTCAAGAGAAACTTCACCAACTTCCGTGGAAGATTTGGTGGTTAATATAATAATGGAGTAAATTATGGCATTACCGATACAGTCGACACCGACTTATAGGACAACTTTACCTAGTAATGGTCAAGAAATAGAATACAGACCTTTTCTAGTTAAAGAACAAAAGATTCTTGTTATGGCAAAAGAAGGTCAAAGTCAAGAAGAAATAATGTCTGCAGTTAAGAAAATGATAACTGCGACAACTTTTGAAAAATTAGAGGTTGATAACCTCGCAATGGTTGACTTGGAATGGTTATTTGTAAAAATCAGGTCAGCATCCATTGGTGAAACATCAAAGTTAGCATTTGGTTGTCCGAGTGAAGGATGCATGGAGACAGTCAAATATGACTTAAATTTAGAAGACATTAGTGTCAAAGGTGAATTGCCTGAAGACAATAAAGTTATGATTAATGATGAAGTAGGTGTAACACTTAGAGTTCCTAGTGTTAAAGATTTAGACAAGATTGATAAAATTGAAGAGGAGTTAAGACCCTTGGAAGTTGTCAAAAGATGTATTGTCAATATCTTTGATGCGAATGACGTATATGAAGGTGTAGATTTATCACCAAGTGAATTGGACGAGTTTGTGGATAGTTTAACATTCGGTCAATTAGAATCATTAGGAAATTATTTTGATGACTTACCTAAACTTTCACATGAAATAGAATTTACTTGTGGGGGGTGTGGAACCTCAAACAAGAAAAAATTGGAAGGATTGCAAAGTTTTTTTTAATAGGCCTTTCCCACGAGTCGGTATATAATTATTATAATACCAACTTTCAGTTAATGCAACACCACAAGTATTCATTAACTGAACTAGACGATATGATGCCGTGGGAACGAGAAATATACATCAAGTTATTACTTGACCATTTGGAAGAGGAAAGGCGAAAGGCGGAACAATCTAAAAAGTAACAAATAGAGGACACACTATGAGTGAAGAAAAGAAAGTTAGTCAAGGAAACGTTGAGATAGACGTTGCCAAGTATACTGAAATGGTCTTGAAGTTAGATGAAGCTCAAGACAAAATTAAAGAGATGGAGAAGATATCTAAGGAATTGCAGATTGCAACTGCGGCTGCAAAACCTAAAGAGAGGTTCTCTATCGGTGCATTATTTAGAGATGAGAATGATATCAACGAGAAATCAATCATTGGTTTCATATCATTCTTCTTGATGGTAGTCTTTGGTGTATGTGATTTAATCACTGCATTTTGGGGACAAGACCTATTAATCTCTGATACCATTTACACATCATTTGTTGTTGTAACACTTGGTGCATTTGGTATATCAGAAGCAGGAAAAGCATTCGGAAAACAGTAGGATTCAATAAATGGCAGATGACGACATACGTAAACAACGGGAAGACCTTGCTAAAGAAATAAAGGACGTTGCAGATAAATTAAAACCTAAGTTTAGAAAACTTATCAAGAATATCGAAGATGCAAATGCTCCATTAGCAAAACAAGTTGCTGATATAAGAGAAGCGAGTAAAGGAACGTATGCTGGAACTCTGCAGGCACAAAAACTAGCAAATGTTGGAGGGATAATTAGTGATTACATTAAAGACCTCGACACTTCCCTAGACACTAGTCAATTAGACCAACTCCAAAAAGTTTTGGGTGAAGAGTTTGACCTAGAAGGTTTTAGAGAATCATCTGTCAAAGTAAAACAATACGAAGAAGCAGTAATCGCTGCAACCGATGCCAGAGCAGAAAGACTTGCAATTGCAGAAAAGAAAGAAAATGCACTGGGTCAAATGGATGCTCAAATTGCAGACTTGAAAGAGAAACAAATGGAGCTCGATGGTAAGGCTCTTGTCAATGCAACAAAAGCACTCAAAGAAGCAGAAGAAGCAAGAGAAAAGAAGAAGAAAGATATTCTTGCTGGTTTCGATAGAGAACTTGAAGAAGCAAATTCTTTACTTGAAAAAGAAACAAAAACACGTAAAGAATACAATGATGAAATCAATACTAAGTTTAAAGAGTTATCAGATGATGCTGGTAAACTTGGAGTATTCTCAGACGGTCTTAAAAAACTCACTGGTTTTGACATCATGGGTCTTGCAGATGGTGTTGTCGAATCTGTCAATGCATTTGGTAAGGTTGTTTCTTTAGGTAAGAATCAAGATTTAGCAGGTGATATACTTGCTGGTTTCCAAAGTTTACCTGATAAATTTAAAGGAGTAACAGAGGGAATCGGTAAAGGAATTTCTAATTTAGGTGAAGGAATGGGTGATGGTTTAAAATCACTCAAAGGTGGTATTGCTGGATTAGGTAAAGGTATTAGAAAAACTGCCTCAGGTATGATGGCGAGTGCAAAATCTATGGGTGGTAAGTTCATAGGAATCCTTGGAAAAGGTGCAAAAATGCTTGGTGGATTTGTCAAAGGACTCGCAAGAGGATTTATGGCTGCAGGTAAAGCACTTATGGCCGCAATCACTCCATTCATAGCTGCAGCTGCAGCATTTGTCGGTGGATTACTTATGACAGCAGGTTCTATGTTATTGGCTGCAGCTCCATACATTGCAATAGGTGTTGGTATTCTCGCAGCCGCATACATGATGTATAAAGCATTTATGTATCTCTATGAAAACGTAGAGGGGTTCAGAGGATACATCGATACTGTTGTTGGTTTTATTATGAACATAGGTCAATCACTTTTTGATATCTTCTTAGGATTTAAAGATATGATTGTGGGTATCTTCACTGGTGACTTTGATATGGTCATGGAAGGACTCAAAGGTATCTTTGGTGGTCTATGGGATTTACTCCTCGCACCGTTTAAGGCAATCGGTGACTTCTTTAAGAATGTATTTGACATAGACATCGGTAAGATGTTAAAAGACTTTGCAAAAAAGATTCTGCCTGGATGGTTAGTTAAAAGATTATTTGGTGATGAAAGTTCAGAACCCGACTCAGCACCTAAGGCCGCACAAAGAGCTCTCGAAGACGAGGACACTCAAGGACTCATCAACAGAAGAAAAGCAAGAGAATCGATGGCTGACAAAGCACAATCTATAATCGATAACCGTGAAACGGAAATAAATCGTGCTATGCAAGGGTCTATTGAAGTTAACGGTAGAATGTTAGAAGGTGATGAGAAGAGAGCATATCTAGAGAAACAAGCAGATACGGGTAGATTTGATATAGACAAAGATGGTAGAGGTATAACTACTGAACAACTTCGAAATATCAAAGATAGACAAGATTTCAAAGCCATGGAAATCCAAGGCGAGTTAGACACTAGAAGAGACTATCTTAAGAAAGGTGAATACGGTGACTTCACTATTGAAGAAGACATTACAGGTTATGGTGAAGACGTTAAGGTTTATGAAGACACTGGCGATAGAGTTAAGACTGCAAGAGAAATGAAAGAAGAAGCAACTAAAGGTATGGATACGGGAATGGTAAACTCTGTAGTTAATCAAGTAAACAATAACACTTCTCAAAACAATAACACTACAATGTCGGGAACTCCAACTGCAAGTGACCCTGATAGCGGTAGTAAATTAGCAGGTGTTCCTGCTTTTGGTTAATCTAACTTATCGTAGTATTTCGATTTTCTAGTATATTTTGTTTTGTCCGAATGGACTTTTGATACACCATGTTTAGGTGTTATGACTCGGGTCTTAATTTTAGGTTCAGGTTTGCCAAAGATTTTCTCCCAATTACTTGAATAGAGTTCTTCGTTTGAGTTCCTTCTTTTAGAACCCTTTCCACCATGCCAATTACTCATCTTACTTTTCTATAACCTTTGTTTTGTGATTTAAGTAAATCTAATTTCTTACGTCTCTTCAGTCTTTGATTCTTCTCGTTACGAATCGTTGCTGGTTTGATGTAATATTTCCTATCTCTAACTTCTTGGACAATCCCAGCACGTTCACACGACTTCTTAAACCTTCTCAACATCCTGTCGAAAGGTTCTACTTGGTTTGTCTTTTTGTTTTTTCTAGGTGTTACTTCCATAATATAATCCTTTAAAATAAGTGTTAAGTCGCCCCGTCACTTTACAGCATTCCCGCTCTTAACCGATATTCCCGCCTTGACCCCGAATATCTTTCCCTTACTGAGTATCCCCAATTCCTCGACCTCAGTTTGATGATGACCATGACACGGACACATTATGTATATCATCATCCCCGAATACCGAAGTTAGTCTTGTGCTAACTTCTTGAAGTAATCCATCGCATCGTCATCCTCGGAACTACTTAGGGATGCTTCTGCTGATGAGATTACAGGTTCTTCTGCAACAGTCTCTTTGTTTACGTCTGACCATGGCACTTCGTCAAGGTCTTCTGCAACTGATTCTGCAGTAGAATTACTTACACTTCCAGTCAATCCTAACACTCTATCGAGTTTCTCTTTGAGTTCCTCGTAAGTTTTGAATTCACTAGGTGCAATTACATCTGACAAAGAATGAACTGAATTGTAGATTGTATTTAGTTTTTCCTCGTCATCGAACAATGGTGCGATACTATCGAACTCTGATTTATCATAGTTCCAGTAACCGTCCACTTTTCTGATTTTGATTTTGAAGTTCGCACCTTCCCTTAAATCAAAAGGATTGATTGCTTGTTCATCTTCAAAGGCAGGTGAGATAGCCTCTTTGAGTTGTTCAAAGATTTTTTTACCATATCTATACTTGAACACTTTACCTTCGTTGTCGGGATTCTTTGGGTCTGAAACAACATAGACGTTAGAAACATAATGCAATCTGCGTTTTTGTTTCCTTGCGATTTCTTTGTTTGCTTCAATACCAGTATTCCACAACTGAGTATTGTATTCTGACACTGGGTCTTTTTTGTTAAGAGTAGTCAAAGACTTCTCAATATACCAACCACCTGGCCCTTGGAACCCGTGGTCGAAGTAAGATACCCATGGCATTTCTTCACCCTCAGGTGTAGGCAAGAACCTTACTACTGCATAACCGTTGCCAGTTTTATCCAACTCGGGTTTCCACATAGTATCGTCTTGGTATGATTTTTTTGCACCCTCGGATGAAGGTGATGCAGACTCCATTGCCTGTCTTAATTTATCTAATGATGTTGACATTGTATTCTCCTATTGTATTAACATTGTATTGCATCTTATTATAATTCAGATTCTAGACCTAAACCTAGAACCCATCTATCTTCGATATTGAATCGAGACATAATACTATTATACTCGATTTTATCGAATCCATCAATGGGGTTTTTGAAAAAAACTTCCACTTTTGGATACTCTTTATTTATGTATTCTAGGAGTGCGATGAATTGTGCTTTTTGCACTTTTCCAACTGCCTGAATACTTCCATAGTTCTCTCTATAGTTGTATTGTCCTTGGAATACATTATTGAGTTCGTCAAACTGTAGTGAGTCATAACCCACTAAACATATCTTCTCATATCCATGATGAACTGCATAACCTAAGGCATACATTCCTGATAAGAGATTCTTAAATGTAGGATGAGGATATGTTATAATGTTTTCACTATACTGATTATTATATCCAGTAAAGTAAAACTTACCGTCTTGTTGTCCTGTTGTAAGTTCTGATTGTGCAACGAATGAATTACACTCTTCATCACGATACACTTCGATGGGTAAATGAACACCCATCATCATCATGTCCATTGCTTCGATTGGTAATTCATTCCATTCACCAACAGACACTTTATTAGTTTTATAATATCCCGACTTTATAATTTCATGTTGAGGCCATACGTCACCACAAAAAACTATGTCGGGAGTGTGAGTAGTGTAAATCATATTGAATCCCCACCACTCAGGTAAAGATTCTAAATCAACATTCTGTCTTGATGGGCCGTTACCAACTAAGTAGAGCATAATTCTATAAGTTCCTTTTTATAAGTGTTGTGGTCATACGATATAAAAGATTTGTATTTGTTAATTTTCAACATCACATCAGGATACACAACTTTCTCTGATATAAGTCTATCCCAATCTTTTGTAAAACCGATAATCTCATCCATGATACAAATAGTCTCTAACGATATCTTCTTCGCAAGAAACTCTTTAAGCAATATTGGATGTTGTCCGTTCTTTACTTCTAAAACTTTCTGAATGTTTCGTTTACGTAAGAGGTCACTTACCTCTGTATTAAACATGTATGATAACTTTTGATTTCTCTTCTTCCATTCTATGTAGACTTTCTCACACTCATTGTCTAACAAATCACCTGCCCATTTATCTTTGAGTGATAGGTTTGCGATATAGAAATCTTGTAGTTCGTTTTTGTAAGTTCGATATAACTTACCAAAGTGATATTTGTCTTTTCGTTTGAGGAATGAGTTGATGTCACTCTTTACCTTGCCATTGTATTTTACAAAGTCATAATCCTTAGAATAGAAGTGTAACTTTATTCCAAGATAAAGAGTGTATGCATCATATCCCTCACGACTGGTCATTAAGTTACAATCTTAGAATCAGGTGTAATTAACTCTCCAGTTGCTTCTTGGAATGCATTCTTTACATTCGTATTAGTAGGAACTACAAAAATGTATTCATTGAATAGAACTTCACTAGGACTCTCTTCACCTGTTACAGCAATTCCTCTTGCAAAACCCATTTCTCCATTCTCAGGATTCCTAATAATCATTCTAGGGTTAGTGATTGTAAGAGGTGAAAGTTCTTTTACTTTACCAACATACTCTCCACTTTGTGCCACAATTGTGACGATATCATTTACTTTCATAATTAATCCTTATAAAAACTCGTGATTGTTCCTTGTGAGGTTTTACCACGGTCAATTAAATTTAATTGTTGTGCTTCCGCCTGAAGTTTTTCTTTCAGGGGTTGCGATAACAATCTTTTTGCAGACTCAGGTTCTAAACCATTGTCTTCACAAACTCTTAAAATAGCACTCATAACATCGGAACCTTTTCCACGTGTTACAAGTTTCTCTACTGCATCGGTGAACTCTTGTTTACTTATCATATTAAATTTATTGGAGCGTGTTGGACTTCCTCACCATCATCAAAGTTTTCAATCCAATCCATCATGACTCTATAGTATGCATAGTATGTTGGACTATGTCCATTCATATCCATACCTTGTCCA